CGGCACCGACGCCGCGGCCATCCGCGCCGACTGGCAGGCGCTGGTCACCGACTTCATCACGGCCAAGAACGCCAGCGGCTTGGTGCACGTCATGCACCCGACCCTGGCGATGGCCATGGGTGTGCTGGTGAACGCGCTGGGCCAGCCGGAGTTCCCGGACATCACCGAAGAAGGCGGTACGCTGTTCAAGCGCCCTGTCTACACCGGCGACAACGTGACCACCGGCAACTGGATCGTGTTGAAGCCCAGCGACATCTGGAAGATCGGGGACACCGGCGTGGAAATCTCCATGTCCGACTCGGCCACCATCGAGCAGAACGACGCCCCGCAGGGCGCCGGTGACACGCCCACCGCGGCCAGCGCCACGCTGATGTCGCTGTGGCAGACCGAGCAGGTGGGCTTCAAGGTGGTCCGCCCGATCAACTACGCCAAGCGTCGCAGCGGCGCGGTGACGTACCTGTCCGACGCCGAATATGGCGGCGTGGTGAGCTGATCGCCTGCAGGTGAGCCATGGGCCCGGCCATTGCGCCGGGCCCTTTCCCTTCTTAAAGGCCCCCATGACCATCCGAATGAAGGCGCTGAAGGCCTTTCCGTTCGCAGGCCGACGCCTGCAGGCCGGGCAGGAGTTCGAAGCGCGCGGCCAGTCCGAGGCCCGAGTGTTTGCGGCGATCCGCTGTGCGGAGTACGTGAACGCCGTTGCCGCAGCGCCGGCAGGCGGCACCTACAACACGCGCGCCATGACGGCTGCGGCGCCCGCTGCTGTTGCCGCGGTCATCGTCCAAGTGGACGGCGCGGACGTGGACCTGGCGCCGATGGGTGTTGAAGCGCTCCACACTCTGGCCAAGCGGCTGAACGTGAAGGTGCACCACCTTGCGGGCGCGGCCAAGGTGCGCGCGGCGATTCTCGAGGCACAGGGCAGCGCGAAATGAAAATGATGGACCGCCTGCGCAAGGCTGCAGCATCCTGGGTGGCCAAGGAACTGCGGCCGTCCGCCGTCGATGACAGCCGCGGGTGGTTCAGGCTTTTTTCCAGCGACACCAGCACAGGCAGCTGGCAACAGGACGAGAAGTTCACAGACGAAGCGATCCTGTCCAATTCGACTGTGTGGGCGAGCGTGACGCAGATTGCGGGCGACATCGCCAAGCTGGCGCTGCGCCTGATGACGCGCGAGCAGGGGGTGTGGGTGGAAGCCTCGAATGCTTCCTACTCCCCGGTGCTGCGCAAGCCAAACCACTATCAGACGCGCCAGCAGTTCATCGAAACGTGGCTGTTGTCCAAGCTGATTCACGGCAATACCTACGTCCTGAAGGTCCGCGACAACCGCAACGTGGTGAAGGCACTCTATGTGCTGGATCCGACGCGAGTGACCCCGTTGGTGGCACAGGACGGCGCGGTCTACTACGAACTGAACCGGGACGATCTTTCCAAGCTGCCCGAGGGCCGCTACCCCGCAGTTCCTGCCAGCGAGATCATCCATGATCGGATGAATTGCCTGTTCCACCCACTGGTGGGCATCTCCCCGCTGTTCGCCGCGCATCTGCCTGCGGCGCAGGGGCTGCGCATCCAGAAGAACTCTGAAAAGTTCTTCCAAAACATGAGCCGGCCGGGCGGCATGCTGACCGCCCCCAGCCGCATTGACGACGAGACGGCCAAGCGACTGAAGGAAACCTTCGAGAAGGATTTTTCCGGCGAGCGGATCGGCCGTCTGTTCGTGGCGGGCGACGGCCTGGAGTTCAAGGCCACAGCCATCCCCGCCGAGCAGTCCCAGCTGGTCGAACAGCTGAAGTTGACGGGCGAGCAGGTGGCCGGTGCGTTCGGCGTTCCTGCGTTCCTGATCGGCGCGGGCCCGGTGCCGTCCGTGGACAACGTCGAGGCCTTGATGCAGCTGTACCACTCGCAGTGCCTGCAGAAGCTGCTGACCGCGGTGGAGGACAACCTGGACGAGGGCCTGAGCCTCACAGGGGGCGAGTACCGCACCGAGTTCGACCTGGATGACCTGCTGCGCATGGACAGCAAGACGATGGCTGAAACCGAAGGGATCAAGGTGCAGCGAGGCATCGCCGCGCCGAACGAATCCCGCAAGAAGTTCGGCCTGAAGCCTGTGGCTGGTGGCGAGAGCCCCTACCTGCAGGAACAGAACTTTTCCCTGCAGGCGCTGGCCCGCCGTGACGCCCAGCCCGATCCGTGGGCCTCGCGCACGCCGGCACCCGCACCTGCGCCCGCGCCCGCTGACGGCGACGGCGAAAACACGGACGTGACGGACAAGGCGCTGCATCTGCTGTTTCGCAAATCCCCCGAGGAACTGACCTATGCGGCTTGACGTTGAGAAGTTCATCGCCGGCCTGCATGACTACATCGGCAAGGCGATGCAGCCACTGACAGCCCGGGTGAAGGCGCTGGAAGATCGCGCCCCGGTGCCCGGGCCGAAGGGTGAGCCGGGCGAGCGCGGCGAGGCAGGCCCCGCTGGCAAGGACGGAACTGCTGGCGCCCACGGCAAGGACGGCGCGCCGGGCCAGCCTGGGGAGCGCGGAGAGCGCGGCGAGCAGGGCCCTGCCGGCAAGGATGGCGCCCCCGGTGAACGCGGCGAAAAGGGCGAACCAGGTGCGCCTGGCAAGGATGGCGCCGATGGCCAGCCGGGCCGCGACGGCAGGGATGGCATCGACGGGAAGGACGGTGCGGACGGCCTGCCGGGGCGTGACGGGCGCGACGGTGTGGACGGAAAGGATGCCGACCCAGCGGAGATCGAGCGGATGGTGTCCGATCGGGTGGCACTGGAGCTGCCGGCAGCGGTGGAAAAGGCGCTGGACGCCCTGCTGCCGGTGATCGCCACCAAGGCGGCCGAGCTTGTGCCTGTTCCGAAGGACGGCCGCGACGGCCGCGACGGCCAACCCGGTGTCCAAGGTGAGCGCGGCCGCGACGGGGTGAACGGCAAGGATGGGCTGGATGGACTTTCCATCGAAGACTTCGAGGTCAGCCTGGACGGCCGAGTCTTCACGTTCGCGCTGCGCAACGGCGAGCGCACCGTGGAAAAGCAGATCAAGGTGCCGTTTCCGGTGGACCGCGGGGTCTACCGCAAGGGCATGCGGTGTGAGCAGGGCGACGTGGTGACCTACGGCGGCTCTCAGTGGATCGCGCTGAAGGACACGGACACCAGCCCGCCGGGTGACGACTGGCGCCTGCAGGTGCAGAGAGGCCGGGACGGAAAGGATGCGCAGTGATCTTCACGCTGGAGCCTGTGAGCGGGCCGGACATCGAGCCCGTGACCCTCGAGGAGATGAAGCGCGACCTGGGTGAATTCGCCGGTATCACCGCTCGAGACACCGACATTAGCGGGCTGATCACCGGCGCACGCGAGTGGGCCGAAGACTTCACCGGCTGCGCCCTGGTGGATCAGGCTTGGCGGCTGACCGTTGAGCAGATGGCGGCGCCCCGCCGCGGAGTGCAGTGGGCCGCTGACGCCGATTGGTCCCGAGGCGGGATCCTGCTGCGGCGCTCGCCGGTGCTGGGGATCACGTCCTTCAAAACGGTGGACAGCTCGAACACCGAAACAGACGTGGACCCCACGACTTACGCGCTGGTGGATGCTGATTCGAAGTGGCCCCGGATCGTGGCGCTGAACGGAGGCACCTGGACTTCCGGCGTGTTTCGGATCGTGCTGCGCGCTGGCTACGCCGACCGCACGGGAAGTCCCCAGCAAGATGCAAGCGTGATCCCGCAGCGGTTCAAGACGGCCATTCGCCTGCACGTCAAGGCGCACTATGACGCCGACGAGAACATGGACCGGCTGGTGAAAGCGGCCGAGGCCATGCTAAAGCCGCTGCGCACGCACCTCGGCTTCGCATGATCCTGCAAAGGCTCCCCGGGGAGCACTTCAGCGAGGTGGTGCCCGAGTGGTCCATGCTGACCGTGGTGGTGATCGCCTGCGGCCCGAGCTTGATGCAGGACCAGGTGGTGACGATTCGCGCCGCCCGAGCGCTGGGTCGGTGCAAGGTGATCGCCGTCAATGATGCCTACCTGTGGGCGCCGTGGGCTGACGCGCACTACGCAGCTGACAGCCACTGGCACCGCTGGCATGAGGCCGGAATCGCCAAGCCAGCGCTGGGGCTGACCGCAGCTGAGGTGCGTGAGCGCTGGGCGGCGTTCAGCGGCGAGAAGTGCAGCATTCAGAGCTCAGGCGGGAACATCACACATCCGGCGGTGCACATCCTGCGCAACCGGACGCACCCCAAGCACGCCGTGGGCCTTTCGACCGATCGCGGCGCCCTGGTGACCGGCCTCAACTCCGGCTTCCAGGCGCTGAACCTTGCGGTGCTGGCCGGTGCCAAGCGGGTGCTGCTGGTGGGCTTCGACGGAAGCCCC